CACGGACTGAAAAGTCAAATCGAGCTGTACTTAAGTACAGTAAGAATTTGCTTTTCTTAAAACCACTTTCATTGGAAAAGCTTACTACCCAATATATTACATCCGTAATATATGTAAGCAGCAAACCCACTTCCCCTAGTACACTGCACGCCTTGGCAGACGTTGTACTATTGATGACAAAAGACTTTAAATCCAGAAAAGGCAAATCTGCTCACCGATTGGAAAGGCAAGCAACCAGGATAAGATATTTAGCATATCTTCTTGGAAGTTATACCCCAATCGAAGTACTTAAAGGAGCCACACCTTTAAGCGACCTAGAAATGTATCTTGATAAGCTAATTTTTCTAATCGAAAAGGAACACGAAAAGAAAGGAATATTAGAGAACAATGTTATTTATGAAGATCTTAAAATTAGTAGAGGACTAAATCAGGACAAGGAGTTCTTACAGGGATGCTGGCACTCAATTCTATCTCCTATGCTTGTATGTAACAGGATATCAGCCAGACAGATCCGTTTATGCTTCCGGTTTTTCATTGAATCAATAAGAAGACACTATGGTAATTCTAGAATAATCAAGAAATACTATATTGCTGACAGGTTTCTCAAGCCTGACCAACGATATAGAAAATCAATCAATAATAAAGAATTAACAAGTGTCTTTCAGATTGATCAAAGAGAAACAATAAAAGCACTCAAAGACCTAGGGCATGACACTGAATTATTTATCCGAAAGGGAAGAATAACTATTACAAAGAAGGACAGGAAGACAACTCATAGAATTTTAGCAGGCTTAATGTCACACTTTAATCGACGCCGTGAAATAAGGAACTTACTAATACTCTCTAATTTTAACAGATCACTTCCGATACTAACTGAAAGGTCCAATAAAGCCTTAATCGACGCAGCAGTGAGATTTACTACCGAACCAATTAAGTCTATACCAGAGATCTCAGAAGAAATCGAACGATTCATTAAAGAGAAAATACTAGCGCAACTATCTCAACCAATATGGCATCGATTGAAAAGGATGGAAATGCACCCACGTTTCAATGTGAGCGCTTGTATAGAAAAGACCATCAAAGAAGGTGGAACTTACGAATTCTTTAGGCAAAAACTAATCAAAAAGAGACTTAGAGAAAATAAAGATGTTATAGGTGTGCCACTCACGGAAGAAGTTTCTAAAGAAGAATGGTGGGATGAAGTAATACGACAAAGTATGAAACCAAAGTATTCCGGAGTACATATGAAGATCCAAGAAATAAGAGAAAGAGGAGGAAAAGAAAGAATATTATCTAAAACATCGGCGCCAACCTCGGCAATTCTAACCAAAGTCAACGACCAGTGCATCGCGATATTAAAAGAAATACCAGGTATTTCAGAAGGATTTAAACTCCACTCACTGAATCCGAAAAATCAAAAGATAGGAGTCGGCGAAGTAATAAGCCGACTAACCAATAACGGTCAAATGAAGGCACATACCTACTATGAATCTGATTGCTCAGAATCCACAGACTGGATACATACCGATTATGCGAAAGTCGTTATTGCTACACTGGCTAAGGCACTAAGATGGACAAAATTAGAAGAAGAAATAGCACTTAAAACTGTTAGTCCTGACCCCGTAGATAGATCATTTGAAATAGAAGATAAGAACATAATGACAATGAATGATGATATTATAATACACTGTATTACAACCCCTGATGAAATCGAACAGTTCATAAGTAAACCCAATATTTACCTACAAACGAAATCAAAAGGGTTCATCCCCTCAAAGCTAGATTTAGATCAAACGGTTATTAAAACTCCTACGAACGTTGAAGTGATCTCGGTTCAAGAAGTAAATAAGACTGAATATATCAAAGTCAATCCAGATACGATAGACAACTTAATTAATAAAGATGGAGAACAAGGTTTCAAATATACTAGACTTAACCCAGTATACGATCAGATCCTCTCGGACCTTAGGAACCCTACTCACGCAAAAATAAGATTGTATTGCCTAACTCATAAGAATTGCGAAGAAACTTTAGAAATCTCAACGACCCTTCTAAATATTGGTAAAACCGATCTCATTCCTAAGAATGCTCATGAAGACAAATCATCCTCATCTACCATACAACCAAATGTTACTAATTCTCAACCATTGAAGGAAGACGAAAATTCACACTCAGGTTCTGGTAAACTTAATGATCTCATCGACAGCGAGGACTCAACAGAGAACAAGAAAGAGAGCCAAAAGAAAAAGAAGGAATCTAAAATAGATTGGGCTGAGATGACTGAAGAATCAACAGACTCTGACTTATCATCGTTTGAAGAAATTCTAGTAGACAAAGAGAGACTTCGACCATTTCATTTTCAATCACAAGTCTTAATGCAGACTCTATTCGAGAAAGACGGACCAGTAAGAACTTACCAGTGGGCCAACCTCAAAGATTACTTGAGTCGAACAAACACTAAGCTGGACGAAGATTTAAAGGTGGACAAAGATGGAGCTTTTTATTCGATCGAAAGAAAATGGGATACTAATGAACAATATATCCACATCAGGATTTATCAGAAAGCTATTAAAGTGACCTCTCCCATCGAGGAAGCCATACTATCACAAAATGGCATTAAAGCTGTACGACGGGAACTAATTCAGACGCGAGACAAACACGGTAAGACAATAGATCATTCTCTAAAATTGATATATCCACAAACTCAAGGAACTCAAATGGGACTAAGACTTTCCTTTGTTGTCTTATGTATCTTACACTGGTTTGCTGTCAATAAAGCTGGAGACCCAAGACAAGCTTGTATATTTGGTGACGACCTGTGCTCAAACTGGAGTGAGGCTACAATAAATGAATACTTAATAGTTATGAAAAAATTAGGGTTCAAGATGAACCCATCCAAAGAATTCCGATCTAGTAGATACTGGCTATTCTGCGGTACCTATTTTGATGGAAAGAAACTCACGTCCCCTGTGTTCCCGGAACTCAAATCCGTATTGGGAACAAAGACTGATACTTCAATGGATAAAGAATTTGACGTCTATTTACGTATTAAGGAAGTAAATAACACTGAAACTAAGAAATGTACATCGATCGAGAAGAAACCACTACAAAAACTAGTTAAAGATCTATATCATAAAGAATTGGCATATGTCGCTAAGAAACTGCCTCTCCATACACCTGAAATATATGGAGGATTTGGACTACTACCCTTTAACCGCCAACAGACGGTACATGCGCTTAATCTAAAGTTAGTCTACAATACGCTATCTAAGGAAAATAGGATAATGTTTTCGAGGAAGATAAGAAGTTGTTGGGCAAAGGCAGTACAAGACAAGGAACTTCGGGAATTAGAAATGCGTTTCGCCGAGTATTGCAATAATAATACGATTAATCCACCCCGGCGATATACTGGAATCCAATATAAGTCTACGGATGAAGCTCTTTCTGAGATGACAGTTAACTTAAATACGGCTGTTCAATACTTTGTAACTGATGGAAGATCCAAGTTAAATTATACCAAACAAACCGTAAACGCTTGTGTTGCACGAATGTATAAGCGATCGCGTGAACTGTATCAAGAATTTATTGAACCAAATGATAATAGCTTATCAGGATATGTTTACACCCCGAAAGAAATATATCAAATGAACCATGAATTCCTAAAGAATCAACTACATAAACCATGGACGGAACCCGAAAAATTAACTAGTTTTATTGATGAATCTACGAGTGAAATATTAAACTATATATTACATGAAGAAAATTTAGCAGATTTTATAAGTCTTATGCAAGAATTAAAGCATTCTTCAACTGCATTTTTGACTGCTGTTTATCGCCATTGGGATAATAGAATCATAAATAAAGTCCAACCTATTCAAGATATTCAAGGGGCTAACTCAGCTCCAAGAATAGCCTCGAATCCGACTTTAGGTGATTTTATCATGGCAGCGATCAAAAAACATCAGAGGAAAAATAATTAATTCCTAGCGAGCGTGTCGTTCACGTTTTGAACGATA